GATGTAGATAAATACATCATTGAGTTAGCAAAATCGGTATTAGCGATAGTACCACTTACAGAAGTTGTAAAAGGAAGGTTTCCATTTGTTGTATCAGAAGTACCTTGAGCAATTCCAGAAGCTCCAATGGATAGACTTGCAGTAGCTGCAGAAAGTCCATTAGCCTGTGTAGCAGGAACACCTAATGGTGCGCCACTATTGTCAGGTCCGAAAAGAATTAGCTCTGTGTTGGTACCTTGTAGATCAGCTGTTACAGGAGCAGCAGGGAATCCAGCTCTATCCTGTGCCGCAGATGGAACATCTTGAGCAACAGCAATGGATGCGCCGTAGACATATGCAGGACGTGCAGCGTCAGCTTGTACTACGAGGCTTGTACGATCATTACGTACACGATCACCAGGACGGCGATCAGGAGAAGGAACAGTTAAGTCGAAGCTCTTGTTTGAAGCTTTAGCAGCTGTAAGGTTAGATACCTTTACATAACCGATAAGTTCAAATGCCTCAACCCCAGGCAGTCCGAATACACCTTCATCGTTGTATCCTGAAAGACGGTTGATCTGGTTACCTGGCTGAAGAATAGCTCCAGCAGAAGATTTGTAAGTTGCCATTAGTTATACCTCCTTACTCCGCTACTGTGAAGGCTGTTGTGATGAAGTCCTTGTTCAAGTTTGCGAATCCAGCATAGAGTTGCCATATGAGAATGATAAATCTACTGAAGTCGTCGTTGTTGTTGATCAACACTTGAGCGTTAGGTCCACCAATACCTACACCGATAGCCTGTGGTCCAAAGAATAGACCTGCAGGAGTTGTTTTGGAACCTGCACCATTACCATCACCGATATCAGCAGTAATAGTCTTAGCAGGGAAGTTTGTAGACTCAAAGAATCTTACTCCTTCAAAGACGAAACCGCTTGGCATGACTGGCTCTCCAGCTACAAACTGGGCTTGGCCAAATTGACCACCAGCGTAGATAGCTTGGTTAGGTTGTCCAGCACCCATAAGAGGAGAACCTTGTCCAGGCATTCCAGGGTAACGAGCAACTTCACGGAAGCCTTGGTCTGCACGTAGATCCTTCATGAATGAAGGGTCAGCGATACATCTGTAGTAACCGTCTTCAAAGACAGGTACGTGACGCTTACGTAAACTCTTTACAACTTCTAAAAGGTCAGTTTTTACGTTGAACTTAAAGCGCTCAGAAGCATATTCTGTAGCTGTGTATGCAGTAAGAGTAGTTGAGTTTGTTTTTGCTTTTCCGTTTGGATAGTAGTATCCACCTTGTGAATCAGAAGATTGGCCTCTTGACTCACTCTTAAAGAGTTCATCAATGAAGACTCTATCTCTCCAACGACGATAGTCATCTAACAGAGTTAAACTACCGATTGACTGGTGGAACATATTAAGGTTCCCAGTATCAAGCAGCAAACGCTGTGCTGTCATCAAGGTCTCACGAGCAATCTTAAATGTGCTAGGGAGATTGTTGTTGTTTGGATCGGCTGGACCTGTATACTCACGAAGAGATACAAGAACCTTGTCCTTGACAATAGATCTGCTGTTTGCTGTACCTATGGTTTGATCCTGAGTACGCTCACGGCTAGTCTTAGTGCCAGGATTGCCGAAGAATCTGTAGCGGTCTAGTTGAACCGTCTGTCCCAATTTGTTATCCCGAAAGTTCTTTATCTTTCGGTTCAACATCTTTATCATCGATGTTGTTCAGACTATATCTTCATCCAATAATGGATGTAGGGCATTCTTGGAAGCGTTACTGTGTTTCCACTCGGCTTCTAGTCGTTGAACCTTCCAACTTGTAGGTTGGCTTGGCTGCTGATTCCCCTTCTATTGACGGGGTTCCAGACAATTAACCCTATTATCTTTTTACTGTTACCAGTAAAAGGCCCAGAGTTTTCTAAGGCTGCTTAGTAAAGTCATGAACAACTACAGGTTCTGCAGCCATTTCAACTATATAAGCTGGATGGGGACGATACAATTCCGCTCCGAGAAGTTTCGGGAAATCGTTATCTATAAACATTAGACGTTTTGGTTATACAGCACGAAGCTGTTGATACCTGTGGAATAAATCCACTAGAACTGGAAAATAAATTCCATTATTAAAATTATATCAAAGGTTTATCAATGGACTTATGTAAGTTATACGTCAACTTAAACTCTATTGTATCCAGAATACTGTGGTGAAGCCATAGGTCCATCAGGATGACCAATAGCTCCCATGTCTTGTGGACTAGGCTGTAGTGTAGATTGTGAAGCTGCCATTTGCTTCTTTGCCTCTTCTGCAAGCATTAAAGCTTCAATTATTTTAGCGTTGTCCATTTAATAAATAATAGTAATAAAAATAGGGGCAGCTATTGCCACCCCTTATGTTTAATGGATCACTCCATTACAAGTAGTTTCTGACGGAATATTTCAGGATTCTGTTGTGCTGCTGTTAGGTACTTCCAAGCATTCTGTGGATCTCTATCGGATGCACTACCAAAGTTGTTCCAGAAGTCTGTAGGATTTCCTTGAGCTTGTGGAGATGGAGGTACAGGCATCTCAGGACGTGTAGGTGCTGGAGCTTGTGCTTGTGCTTGTGGAGCTGCTGCTGGTCTCTGAGCTACAGGAGCTTGTCTTTGATACTGTTGACCAACTTGGACGCCTTGTGGAGCCTCTGAAGCCCGTGAAACAGGGAAAGGACCATTAGGACCGAAGAACTTAGTTGTATAGTCAGCTAAGATGTCAGGATTTGTAAGTATCTTTGTATAAGCCTTGTGCTCTGCATTTAACTCTTTAAGTAAACCTACACCTTCTACTAATTGACCATTAGTCTTAACTAGTGCATCTTCAATTTGAGTTGCGTACTTATTAAGTACTGCTGGAGCATCAGCACCAAAATGATCAATTACTTGAAGACTTTCCTCGCTTACTCCGCTTGCCGCCAGTTGCTCTTGGGTTATCCCCGTAGACGTTTGGGAAGAGGCGTTGGAGTAGCCCTGGTTGCTGTTGATCCCAGGCATAGAGGTCGGCGCTACCTGGTTGCTGTATGGGGTTGTTACTTGGGATGCGTAATTGGCCTGGTCTGCTACTGGTGTCTGAGTCGACTGTTGACCCTGGAACGGGAACTGGACTGGAGAACTCAGGAGTCCGACGACCTTGTTGAACGCCTCCTTGTAGGGGTTGTCCTGTTGTTGGGGCGCCTGGAACTCTTGGTAGCTTGATGGAGTAGGGCTGTATGTTGGCGCTTGTGTTGCCATCTGCGCTGGCGCTAATGGAGCTGGTGCCACCGCCGAGGGGCTGCTGGCCACCCATTGAGGAGTTGTTCCCACTGTTGGGGCTTGAGCCGCTGACTGAGCCATTGGAGCCACGGGAGCCACGTAGCTGTTCGGCTGGGTCTGGGATACTTGGGGTGCCGATTGGGTCGGCGCTACGGTAGCGTCCTGCATAAGTAACTTCCTTCTGGAGAGATTCTAGGGTTCTATATAAAAATGGGGTGAGATCAAGTCTCGGATCGGCAGCCATCGGTAAATTCGGTTGCTGCGGATGTGGCGTTCTCATCTCTTGATTGATTAAATCAATAAATGACGAATACGCTCTTTGTACTTCCCCTACCATTCTAAACGGAAAACCAGATAGCATTCCTGCAATCTCGTCGTCTGTTTTGGAAGGAAATAAGTACTTCAGTGCTTCTATACTATCAACACCCAATTCTTGAAGGTTTCGTGTGAAGATAGATTGGTTTAATTTATCTTGTGCTGTATCTTCATAAACTGGTCCCATCCACCGCCATAATACGGTTCTATCTCCATCAGGTGCTAAACCTACAACTCCGTCTGGTATATCTCCTGTTTCAAGTACTAAATCAACAGCTTGACCTAGCTTTTTCTCATAATTTATTTTTGATTTCTCATACTTCTCTACTAACTTCTCATCATCTAGATTCTCTGGAAGAACTGGATATTTAATTCCAGAGATATAAGCTAATGACTTCTTAAATATCTGCTCCTCTTGGAAGAGAATTAACTCAAAACACTTACACACTCCATAGGTATAAAGCTGTAAACACTTCTTCTTAGCTGTAGCACTAACACGACCATAAGCTGATTTTATCTCAGTTGCTGTGACATTAGTAATACTTAAGTCATCTATACCACCTAGAGCTAGACGTAATTCACTACGTAGCTGTTCTGCATATCTAGCTTGATCAGTACTAACAGCATTAGGAGTAATAAAACCAACACGGTCAGATGGCTCCAAGTTTGCAATAACTCTTGGAACTCTCATACCACTTCCTGGTTTACCAATGTAACCAGAAGGAGAACGAGTTATAGGATCTTGCTTGAAAGTAGAACTTGAAAGATCAAAGTTTGATTGGAAACCTGATTGGCTAGAAATACTTGGTCTTTGTGCAGTCTCATCTGGATTACTCTCAACAATGTCTTGCTTAGGACGAGAAGATAAAAGAGTTGGATTACCAAAGAAAGATAAGTTAGCTCTAATATTTTTAACCATCTCATCATGAGCAACTATCTGATTAGCTAACCACTCAAATTCACCAGCTCCGTCAGTACCAAAAGCATCTGGATTATTAAAGACCTCAACACATGGAATAAACTCCATAGTGTTTTCTACAACCTTCTTATTCATTACTCCTATATCTGCTACTTCTTGATCAAAACTTATCTCTTGTTCGCTATGTGATTCTTCTATTTCATCCGCTGTAATACGTAAACGCATAAAACGCTTATTTGTATTTAAACCAATTGTGCTACTAAACCCTTTCTTTGCACGTACCTTATATGGATAAATGATGATTACTTCTTCTAAATCACCTTCTGGAGTGTAATAAGATCTATAGGCATCTTTATCAAACCAATAAATTCTGTATGTTTTATTTGTAGGTCGTATATAAAACAACCCTTTACCATAAGCTAAAAATCTATCCCAAATTGAATCTAGTCTTGCATCTAATTTATTGAACTTAATTACCTGTTGAATAAGGTCAAAGCGTTGAGTACCTAAATTATCCTGTTGTGGGAAAAATTCGACTCCTTGCCTTATCCCAAACATCTTCATTTGGGCTAGGTGAGCATTAACCAGCATCGTATCTGCTGGTCCAGTACCGTCACGATCTATAACTGACTTGACGATATCGTGGAGTGCGGATTTACTACTATCACTCATGAGTGTTCGGTACGTTGTCTATTCTTCAATGTTGTAACCAGCATGGAGACGTTTAAGAGTAATAACGTCATCCTCTACTTCGACATCAAATCGTTCA